GGGATTAGAATATGAATATGATTGAACTAATGCATCTTGTATTTCTGTGTTCTTTTTATAAAAATCACTAGATGTATCCATCTCCATAATTGCAAGTACTTTTAACTCGTCTTTAATTGTATATTCTGTTACACTTCCATATTGCTTTACATGATCTGGATTAAATCCAAAAAAAGCATTAGGGTGCATATCTGCTGGATAACCACCACGATATATTTTTGTATCTGCAGGTATAATGTAATATTTATTTCCATTTTTTTCTTTTATAAGTGGTAAAAATTGTAAATTAAATACTGGATGGCTCATTATATATATACACGTATTTTTATACAAACATTTTAAATTTTAATTGAAAACTAAAAGGTTGATTTTCAAATTCTACTAAATGACCATTATGGTGTCTAAATGTAAATTTCAATTTACTAATTGTTTCTGGAGTATTTAGTTTTAATACTGGATCTGAATCCCAATCATTATCACTTGAATTTAGGCAATCATTATGTATGCGCACTAATGCAAATGATTTATTTACATTTCCTCCATAATCATTATTATATAAATTAGTAGTTGCTGTCGTATAAGGTATTAATTCATCCATATAATTATATTTATCAATTTCCATATGAATATATTTCTCATTGTTCATGTACATTATAAATGGTGCACGTAATATTTGAAGACTACTAAACGGATCATATACGCTTTCATAATTCTTTTTATCAAACCCTAAATTATATCCTAACCCCCAATCGTTTGGTTGAAACCATACAGTATCTGGATTTCTACAATTTACTTTATAAGCGATTTGTTCTTCAAAATATAATTCAAACTTGTCATCGCGGTTATGTATTTCCATTTTTTTTGATGGTCCTGTTTTTACTTCAAAAGATACGTAACTGTTTGTAACTTCCTTAAAAAACCCATTATCTAATAATACTTTTGTTAATGCTTCATTTAATCCTTTTTCAATTGCTTTACACATTTCTTCTATAGTATAGGTACCTTCCGATATAACACACATAATTGGCTCTTTTGTATATCTAGGTACTTTAAAAATAAATGCAGTATTTTGATTTTCTTGTGTAAATGTGTGAACATACATAAAGAATTGTGCGCTCATTAATTCCATTTGTACTACATTTTTATAACTTTCGGGTAATTGTACTTCAAATATATTAGAATTAGGCCATTTATTAACATCACGATCATTACTACTAACAAATAATGTTTTATCAATTGATAATCCTTTTTCTTTTGTTAAACTATACATATAAATATATAACGGTTTTTATTTTATGGTTTTAACAATAACTTTTTAATTTATGTTTTTTTGTTATTGATTTTTTCTAGTCATACTATAAATGGATAATTGTAAAAATACGCGATTTTCTAGCTATAATCAATATAATCATTTGCTTGGTGTTTCTACATATCGTAGAGAATTAGAATCAACACAAATAATGCGTCTTTCACAACAAGTTGAAGATCGCATTGAAGATATTCAAGAATTAGTTAAAGGCAAAGAAAATGAAATAATGTATGATTTACATCAACCTATATCTACAGAGTGTCATGTTAGTTTTTTAAATCCAATTTCGGAAGGATCTGTTAAAAATCCACAAATTTTTGAATTACCAGTTGGAGGAATGCAAAGACAAATTAACAATGGTTTTCATAAAATTATTCAAACTATTCCTAATAAAGGTATTATAGGTATTAAATGTTTCTCTGAAGATGGTCTAGGTGGATTTCTAGTACCTCATGAAAATGCAAGACATAATGTATATGTCATGGCTACACCGCATAGTAATGAACATATAGAACTTGTATGGAGTGAACTTAATGGCTTATGGTTTGTATTAAATTTCAGTGGTCATTTTGAAGATACAGATCCTAGTAATATTAGTGGTTCTATGTTAAATATTCAAGAAAATGAAATATCTACTTCGCTAGTTGGACAAACTGGAGATGATACTAATAGAATACCATCTACTATCGGATGGACCAATAGTACAGAAACATATACTATTTCTGACACTCAGAATAAACCCAACCCAGCTACTGATACCGAAGCCGATGCTAAAACCGAACCAGCTACTGATACGAATACCGAAGCCGATGCTAAAACCGAACCAGCTACTGATACCGAAGCCGATGCTAAAACCGAACCAGCTACTGATACCGAAGCCGATGCTAAAACTTAATAATATAGATATGATTATTGGTAATTATGAATTAAATAAAAAGTAATTTTATTAAATATATGATTAATAAAATTATTTATAAAAAATGTATTAATTTATTATGATGAATGGTCTTAATTGGCTGCGGGGGCTGCGGGGGCTGCGGGGGCAGCAGGGTCCAAGTCGGCGACTTGGTTTGTAGAAGCTTGTTCGGATGTATTCATGAAGAAACCTTCATAGTCTAATACAAAGTATACTACATCATGTGCGGCATCTTCAGGTGCAGCACCTTGTACGTATGTAATATGTCCACCAATTTCAGTGAATGTATATGTATCATATACTTCACCATCATGAACCATAAATTTGGAGCCAGCAACTGCCTTAAGTGTTCTTGCTGTACCATCGGCGTTGGGACCAGCACTGATGACAACTTTTGTCATACCGACCTCTTCAGGTTTAAGTACGTTGGTTACTGCTTCAAAATCACCACCTGCGGAGCTTAATACAGATGTTCTAAGATCACTTGTGACAGATGTTGCAGTAATTGCGTTACCGTTAACGTCAGTTTGACCAGTAGCTTTATTGTCTACAAGTTCATATCCATTTACACTAAGAATGGCACGAGAGTTTAACCATACTTGTTTGTACAATGTTGGGATGTATTTTCTAAGTCTTCCGGGCATGTAAAGACGTGTTGATCCTTCTTCGCCAACAACTTGGCTTTTGGCATCATAAGAATTTAAAGGTACTGTAAATTCGTTTGTTCCTTTTTGTGATTCGCCTACTGCGGGTGCAAAGTTTCCTGAGAATTGGTTATCAGTCATTATACAATTTAAAAATATTTTTTTTTTTAAAAAAAAAACAATCTATAATTAAACGCATTAATTGAAATTAATAAAATATATAAACTAATTTATATAATGTCAACTTTCCTTAATTTCAGTTATTCTAATAATTTAGTTAGATATACCCATGTTAGTAAATCTTCTAATAAAAATACCAGTTACTCCTTAACTCCTGTTAATTCATTTCCGTATAAAAATAAAATATATATTAATACCTACGCAGTTCCTTTTAAAGCTAGACCACTAAAACACTATAGAAAAAGACTAATTCCTACCAATTCATCCTCTATTAGACATGTATCATTAGATACTATCAATTCTCCAGGTGGTTCTATTAAATGTAATATTAGTAAAACCTGTCATCCACATTCAAATCTTGTTAATACATACAAATGGACAAATCGTCTATAATTAATAAAATTATTTATCTTATTACACCGACCAACATTTAAAATGAAACAAAAATGTTAGGTATAAATTCTAAAAGAATGTTTTATATAATTTTCTAGATGCTTAGATTTAATTTTAGTATTTATTATATCGGTTATTGTTTTATAAAAAGTATCTATATCTGTTTTTTCTTGACCTTCTCTTTTTTCTGGATAATATTTACTTCTTACACGTTTTCTAGTAATTTTATTCTTTTTCAAAATTCTATATATCGAAATATCAGTTAATGATATTTTAAATTTTAATTTATTTATAAAGTATATAATGTGTTTTTCAGAAACGCAATCTTTTATAAATGCTATTATACTGATTATTGGGAGTATTTTTGTTTATCCTAACTATAGATTATCTATAATTTTAATATTTTTAGCATTAAAGGATTTGATTCAAGGATTTTTATATAAATATCAACATAATGAAAAACTTGAAAATAGTCTAACAGTTTTATCATGGATTCATATATGTTTCCAACCATTATTTGTAAATATATTTATGTCTAACTTCAGTCAAAATAAAAATAACTATTGGAATATTATATTTATTATTTGTTTTTTATATGGAATATATACATTAACAACATTAAATGAATTTGATATACAAAATGATACAGATTGCATTACAAAAAATAAAAAAAATGATTTCTGTTCAAAACATACCACATCATATATAGGTAAGTATCATATTGCATATAAATTTAATAGAGATAATGATATATTATTTTTCCCTATAATTTATTTAATTCTTATGTTTATACCGAGTCTTTTTACTAATTCTAGAATTTTAGGTATTATTTGGGGATTATTTGTTGGACTAATTTATATATTTTTTAATAATATTGGAGAAGGCGAAAAAGCGGCAATTTGGTGTTTTTTATCTATAATATTTTTTTTACCAATTGCAATATTTAATAAACAAATATCAAAATTTTTACTTTAATAGATATCCCAGAGAGTGCGTTTACATCACCAACTATTTTTTTTTTTTTTAATCATTTTTGTTTCATTTTAAATGTTGGTCGGTGTAATTATAAAAATTATTTATATAGTATATATAGTTATGGCACTTATTGATATGTTTCTTAAAAATATATATAATTATGATAATAAACTATCCACCTCATATTATACTATTAATAATAACAAAAATATATTTATAACATTTATTATTACTTCTATATTGTACACTTTAGCAGATAACTATTATTTTGATATTTATCAATATAGATGGTTTGAAAATATTAGAAATATTATTTTACTATATATTTTTATAATTAGTATTATTGTTTCATTTTTACCATTTTCCAGTGTTAAATTTATTAAATTTCTGTTAATTGTTTCTATTACTATTACTATTTGCTTTGTATTTTCTGCATTAATTACATTAAATAAAAAACAAATTACTATTGAAAATATTACTACAATTTCTAGTTCTGATGAAAATAATTATGATTGGATGCAATTTGACCAACCTGATATGCCATCTATAAGTTTAATAAACGAAATTAAAGAACAATATAATAAAGATTTTACATCTTATAGAAATAATTTTTTACTTAAAAATGATGAATGTTTGTATTATAAAAAACATGGGAAATTTCCATATAATAATAATTTATTAAGACCTAGTTATAATCATATGAAAGCTCTTGATACAGAAAATACGTTAACTTTTCAACAATGGAAAGATTCTTATTATAATCTTGCACAACAAAATGTTCCTATGCGTGTTTTAATTTTGAGATCAACGTCTGGTACGACTGGTTATGAATTAGAAGGAATAAAAGAAGTTGATTTCTCTAATAAACTATATCAAGGAAAATTAAAATTAGACGAGCTTACAATTGTTGGATGTAAATCTAACGGTAAACCTTATTATAAGGAAAATGGTATTATTAATACTGACAAATCTGATACTGATATTTACGAAGCTATAAATAAAGTATTTGATATTGAATTTCTTGAAAGTAGTGGAGCTGGATGTAATAAAGGAAGACAACTATGTACTGAAAATAATATTTTAGAATGTCCTTTTAAATTTCAAGATGAAGATAAAAGTACACGCATGAGTGACGTAATGGCTAAATATTGGAACATGGATGAAACGCAAACAAAACCATTTGATGCAGGGTGTTATACTGCAGAAGGGTGTAAAGAAAAAACGGTTTAAGTTTTGGAATGTCATTGGGATTGAGTTCTATTCCGACACTATTAAATCATCTACTATATTTTTATTTTTCGGGATTGTCTTGTGTTTATTTTTCTTAGCTGTCCTGCGTTTTACAGTTTTTCGGTTAGTTCTTATACTATCTATTATTTTACTACTCGTGTTTACTATACACCCTAATGTCAATAATAATGGACATAGTACCATACCTATACATTGAAATATAGGGGATTTCATTTGTTTACGAAATTTATCTCTACTGTTTTTTAATTCATATTGATTGGTTAGGTTCATTTTAGGTTACTTAATTCATTCATTTATTTATTCATTCATTTATATTATTTCAATTTTTTGTTATTTTTAAATATTTTGTATCTTTCTTTCATATGATTTTTATTTTAATAAAACTATATATTCAAATAAAATTGAAATAACATTATTGCAACTATTAAATATATAAAAATATGGAATTCACTACTACCGTTGCCGATACAGAATTTACTACTACCGTTGCCGATATTGCAGTTGCCGAAGAACCTGTAAAAACCGAAGAAGAAGGAAAGACAAAAATATATCATTTAACTGCTGATTATAAAAAATCAACATATCAAACTGAACAATGGAATAATGTATTATCAAATGGGAAACATGTTCGGTTTGAAGTAACAAATTACTTCTATTGGGGTACATTTGAAATAGAATTAACAGATAAAGAAAAAGAGGAAATATTGAAAAAAACTAGTATTATATTGAATGATCATTCGGGCGTTTCAGTTGAAAGCATGGATAGTGGTTGTGATTGTTCTGACGAAATTTGTAATAAAGATACTTTTACGCCAGAAGAGTTGAAAGAGATACACCGCCTTATTTATTTAGATCCCGATGACGAAGAATCTTACACAAGTGATTGTGACGACACGAATACCGATATATTGGAACAAAATGGTTGGTCAATGGATGATACCATTTATGGAATAGATACTGGATGTGAATTAGAATGTATAAGTGAATAAATCTATTGTTTAAAAAAATTGAAATTATAATATTTTATGTTATAAATTCAATAATTGGTTAATAAATATGAATGAGTGCGCGATATGTTATGATGACGAATCAACTCA